TAAAAGAACTGGTGGTGAAGTTATTCCAAAGAATAATATTCAATCAGAACAAATTAAAACGCGTGTTATACAAAAAATACAAAACGCGTTTCCTGACAGTAATATTACAAAGGGTTATGAAAACTGCTGCGACACCTACAATATAACTTGGTAAAATTAATGATTATATTATTAAATAACACTATAATAATAATCATCTACTATAACTTTATTTTTAACACATCGACTCATTCTAGCAGTCGAAATGCCTTCAGATAGCGCTGCTTTTGCGATTGTATCCCACGTAGCAAGTAAGATTTCGGTTTTGTCTTCTCTCTTATACACTTTTTGAAAATAATATTATGTTTATTTCTCTCAAAACATTAGATAAATCAAAATCTTTTTGGTTAGGATTATATCTAATTATTTTATTTCCTAATGATAAAATATATTCTTCTCTAATTTTTTCTTTAATTTCATCTCTATCTGCGTGATTAAATTCATCACATTCAACTACTAATTTATAATCTATAAAATATAAATCTGCTCTATATTTTCCAATATTAAATTGACGTTTTACATTTAAAATATCCTTATATGAATTTTCAATAAATCCTATAGTTTGATTTTCAATAGGCATACATAAATTTATTTGTTTCATATTATCATTAATATTTACAATATATTTATTTCTTAAATTAAATGAATTCTTAAGCAATTCAAATGCTTCCTCTGTAAGAAGATAATTAATTTTATTGTGACCTCCATATTTTTTTATATTATTATAATTATTATTATTATTTTTTTCAATAATATAGTGAATATTTTCTTTATAATTTTTTTTTAAATTTTGAACGATATGAATTTTTTGTGTAGTTAAATATAATAATTCCTCTATATTTCGTGTATATAAACTCATTTTTATTGTATAAAATATTTATATTTAATTAAAACAAATCAATTTTAATTAAAATAAAGTGACTTCTCCAAAAAGAAAGCACTTTGGTTTTGCTATACTTTTCATTACTTCGTGAAAAAAGTATTACCATTTATTTGCCTTTTTGACGCTGATTTTCTGTCCTGCGCCGCGTTTTTTGACCGAATTTGGGTCATATTGTTCCTCTTCGTCTTCATCTTTGAGTCCCTTCGATAATTCCCAGAACTCTTTTGAACCTAACCTGAAGTCACCGTGGTTATCTGCTTTATACCAGAACACCTGATCGTGTAATTTATTGGATTTGGAGTTATTATTTATCACTAGGCACTCATAATTTTCTGTACATTGATCCATCACTTGACAAAAGGACTCAAATGTTGGAAACATACCCGCATAATTCTCATATATTCTCTTTCTGTTTGCTATGTAATTCTCTCGAAGAATAAAAACATAATCTATGTTGGTTCTCAGTGTAGGTGGAATACCGAGAGGATATTGCATTGTTATGACCAACATGACCTTCCAATGTCTGCCATTCATGAACAGGAGTCTCATTAATTTATCGCGTGACCAAGTGTTATCATATAAGCAGTCATCTAAAATGACAAATGCGCGAGGATCGATAGTGCTGCGTTTATATGTTTCCATCTCCTTTTTAATCTGTTTCAACACAGTACGCTGTCGTTTCAAAATGTTTTCAATAATGGCGCTATTGTATTCATTGTGGATAAACAATTTGGGCACCATTTTTCCGTAAAACCCGTTACCTTCTTCTGTTCCCGAAATTACGGTACCGATTGGAATCTCTTGTTGATAATAAAGTAAGTCTCTTACCAAGAAGGATTTGCCGGTGTCACGCTTTCCGATTAACACAACAACAGGACCCTTGTTTTCATTCGGTTTGAAACTAATGCTTTTCATATCGAACTTCTTTAATTCAAGTGTCATATATTATAATGTATAAAATTTTAAATACAATTAAAAACGCATTTGATTTCTCTCTTAATGTAGAAAATAAAGAATTTATAAAGGTATTAAGAGAGAAAAAATTCAATTCGAAATGATAAAACACTTTACGTAAATAATGAGTTAAAAATTCATATAATTTATATATTAATTACCTAATAATGATAAATGTCAATTATCAAAAAAGGAAGAATGTTGAACTTTTTAAAAGTTTAGAAAAACCATCTTCATTATTTCTCTCTAAAACACAAAATTATATTCCTATTTACAATCGTTTTTTCAGTTTGAATGAGTCCAACTACAATAATATAAATTTGAACCATAAATGGTATATATCATCAATAAACGAATCTGAAAATATGGATGATGATACAGATTACAATAAATTATATAGTTGTCGTATTAAGAATGTAAATAATAATTCAAAAACAAAAGACAGAGATTTATTTTTTAAAATGGCGCCTTTATTAGATCCTTTTAAATATCTAATAGGTAAATACAATAATGATGACAAAATTTTGAATCTACCAAGTATCAATTCTGACGAAACAACTTGCGACAGTAAAATATTGGATATGAATAATTCGGCATATGTTGATGGACTATTTTTATTTCTCTCTAGCAACCTGATTTATGAAAATAATTTCCAACATGGGGTTGATTATTATGGTTCTTTTTTAGCAGTAAAGAACAACTTTGTTTTGAATATTTACGACGACGTTGATTACCTAAATAATTCTGAATTTTTTAATAAAAACAAGAATGTTTTGTTTAAAGTGGATGATTATGATCATTTATTTCAGTTTCAAAATCAAGACACAAAAATGAAACCACTGAAAATAGAGCATAATTCATCTGTTAAATCAAATATATCTATTAAATCTTTTGATAATACGGTTTTCGAGGATATGTTTAACGATGAAAACAATTTGGTGAATTTGGAAGACTTAAAAGGTTGTGATTACTCTGAACTAATTGATATTACAAATTCAAATATGACAAATGATAACGACAATAAAGTTTCGTTAAAATCGAATTCAACTTGTTCATCTAGAACGTCTTATACACTTGATGGTGAAATGGAAGATCCACAATCAGATCCACTTTTAGAAAAAGATGTTGAGAAAAACGATGAGAAAAACGATGAGAAAAACGATGAGAAAAACGATGAGAAAAACGATGAGAAAAACGAGGAGAAAAACGAGGAGAAAGATGAAGATGAAGACGAGGAAGAAGACGACGATAGTTTTGAAGAAGAAGAGAGAATAAACGCAATTATACCACAATTTCCTGTTCAAGTTATTTGTATGGAATATTGCGAAAATACATTTAATATTGTCGAACGATTTAAAAGAAGAAGAATGGATGTCAGCATTTATGCAAATTATAATGATTTTAATTACTTACCAAAAAGCGTTTGCTTTCACTCATAATGATTTACATTCGAATAATGTAATGTATAACTACACTGATAAAAAATTCATTTATTATTGCTATAAAAAACAATACTATAAGGTACCAACATTTGGCAGAATCTATAAAATTATCGATTTTGGTAGAAGCATTTATAAATATAATGGGAAACTGTTTTGTAGCGACAGTTTCCAAACTGGTAATGATGCGGCAACTCAATACAACACAGAACCATATTTTAACGAAAAGAAACCAAGATTGGAACCCAATTACAGTTTTGACTTATGTCGCTTGGCTTGCTCTATTTTTGACTATGTTGTAGAAGATATGTCGGAAGTCCAAGACTTGTCAAAATGTAACCCAGTTCAACGTCTAGTAGTAGACTGGTGTCTCGATGATAAAGGCATTAATGTATTATATAAAAACAATGGACAAGACCGATATCCGGATTTCAAATTGTATAAAATGATAGCGCGATGTGTTAATAATCACACACCTCAGGCGCAATTAGAACGCCCAGAATTTAAAGCGTACACAGGTTTTAAAGGAACTGTTTCAAATGATGTTATAGATATTGACAAAATCCCTGTTTTAGTTTAGAAATTTTTATTTACACCATTGAATATTTAAAATGGAACGCCTTAAAGCGTTCCATAATATATGTAATGGCAACTGTTACTGATAAATCAATTAAAGGAAACACTCATCGTAGATGAGTGTGCCATTTTAAATGTTCATCGGTGTAAAAAATATTGTTTATTTCAAAATATTGTTTATTTCAAAATAATGTTTATTTTTCATTAATATTATAAATTATATTATTAATGAATGATTATGGTTTTATTATTACAAGACATGTTAATTCCGAATTGACCAATAAATATTGGAACAATTGTATTCAATGTTTAAGGCATTTTTATCCATACAAAAAAATCGTGATCATTGATGATAACAGCGTCAAAGATTTAGTAATATCTTTTTACAATTATGAAAATATTGAAGTAATTGAATCCGAATTTCCTGGACGCGGTGAATTACTTCCTTATTATTACTATATCAAACGCAAATTTTTCGACAATGCGGTTATAATTCACGACAGCATTTTTTTCCATAAACGCGTCAATTTTGAAAAACTAATTGGCGTCAATGTATTGCCATTTTGGCATTTCTATTCTGATAATGAATGTGTCAGCAATTCGGTACAAATAGCCTCTACTTTAAACAATTCTAGAGAAATTGTAAATAATTTGACAATGCATAATAAAGTTCTTGGTTTAGATAAATCCAATTGGTTTGGATGTTTCGGCTCACAATCATTTATAAATCATGATTTTTTATTGTATTTAGAGAGAAAATATAATATATCAAAAATGACAAGGGTTATTATTTGTAGAAAAGACCGTTGTTCTCTTGAACGAGTAATGGGTGCTATCTTTTACAGCGAATATCCTGCTATAACTAATAAAAAATCGTTGTTAGGAAACATATTTAAATATCAAAATTTTAGTAATTATACATACAAAAATTATGAAGATGATGTTAAAAA